AAGGTCTGGGCGCGCCGTCGTGACGCCAGTGATGGCGAGAAGGATGCGGCAGGGCAGATTGGCGCAACGCTGATGACGAGGTTCGTTGTGCGTTCGAGCTCCAATACCCGTGCAGTACTACCGACAGACCGGATATCGCATGATGGCCTGATCTGGAACATCAAGGGCATCAAACAGGCGGATGAGGGCCGTAACAGGTTTCTCGAAATCACGGCCATCGCGAGCGTGAACCATGGCGAAACAGACGGTCAGGATTGACGGATTGAAAGAACTGGAGGCGGCGCTGTCGTCGCTCCCCCGTGCGACCAGCAAAAAAGTTGCGCGTGACGTTCTGAAGGATGCTGCGGAGCCCATCGCAAGATCTGCGCGCCAGCTGGCTCCGAAAGATGAATATCACCTGTATGAGAGCATCGACGTTTCGACGCGGCTGAACTCGCGGCAGAGATCGCTGCACCGGCAGGAAAACAGCCAAAGTTTTCAGGAAATGTTTGTCGGGACGAACAACCCTGCCGGTGTTCAGCAGGAGTTCGGCAATGAACGCCATCCGGCGCAGCCTTTCATGCGGCCCGCCTGGGACAGTGAAAAGATGCCGACGCTTTATCGCATCGCCAATTCACTCTGGTTTCATATCGAAAAAGCAGCGCGCCGTTTGGCTCGCAAAAGGTAGGGCAAGCCATGGAAGAGTTGTTGACCGGCCTGTTGGCTTCGGTCGCTGGTGGCCAGCGCTATTGGCTGCGCGCCCCGCAAAAAGTGAAGCGGCCATATGTGTTGCTACAGCTCGTCGGCGATGATCCGAATTACCACATGCGCGGTGCATCCGGATTTTCATCCAGTCGCGTGCAGATCGATGTTTATGCCGACACAAAAGCGGAAGAGACGACGATTTCCAGATCGGTCAAAGGGCTGCTGTCTGGATACAGTGCCGGTCAGATCCAAGGCATTTTCATCGAAAGCGAACGTAATCTACCCGCTGCGGATGCGGGTGAGGCGAACAATTTTTTCCGCAATTCCATCGATATCATCATCCACCACGGAGAGTTACCATGACCGACGCCCGCATTGGCTACGGCACGATCTATGAAATCTTTGATCCTACACTTACGACGCCTGCGTTCGTCGAGTTGGCTGAAATCATCAATGTGACGCCTGGGGAAGCGACAGCTGATCGCATTGATGCGACGCACATGCAGAGCCCGAACCGCCGCAGAGAATATATCTCTGGCCTTATCGACAACGGCGAAGCGTCGTTCGAAGTCAACTGGGTGCCTGGAAGCGATACGGATGTCATGATTCGCGAGCTGTTCGAGTCCGGCGAAATTCGGCAGCATCGCATCACTTTCCCCGGACCAGCGCCGCGCGTGACGGTCACATACGAGGCGAGCATCATCGGCTTCTCAAAGGCCATCCCAATTGATGACCGGATGACCGCGACCATTACGGTTGCTGTCTCCGGCGCTGAGACGTGGGGGACCGCCGCGTAATGGCAAACGATATCAAAGGTGAGGTCGGCTTTACTGCGCTCGGTAAAGACTGGACCATGAAACTTGGTAATGGCGCGGTGCGTCATGTCGAGAACGAAACGGGCAAAACATTCCCGCAGATTGGACGCGAGCTGTCTGGCGACGATACGGCGTCAATCAGCCTTCTGACTGAGGTTTTCCGCGCCTCTCTTATCCGTCATCACTCTGATGTCACTATCGAGGATTGCGACGATATCCTCGACGAGATCGGCCACGAAAAAGCTGGAGAGCTCATTGCTGAGGCATTTCAGCTCATGCAGCCGAAAGCGCAGAAGGGCGGTGCAAGCCACCCCAAGAAAGCGACGACTGGATCGACTGGCCGTCGCTGATCTCGGCTTGGATTGAGGCGGGTCAGCCTTACGAACTATTCTGGGAGCTGACTTTGTACGAGGTCAGCCTCATCATCGAAGGTGCCACAAATGCGCGGAAACGTGAGCGTGACAACCTTCTGTTTCAGGCTTGGCATACTGCCTACCTATCAGCCTATGCCCCCGAGAAGTCGAGCAAGTTTCCTCGGCTTGAAAAACTGATCGGGGAGCCGGCTATGCCGACAGGGCGTCGTATGTCTGCAGAGCAGATCGAAGCGGTCACCCGGTCCTGGCTTGGATCTCGTCATCGTAAAAAACAGGCAGGGCAATGACAAACGCTGTTATCGGTGCGCTTCGCGTTAACCTCGGACTGAATACTGCTGAGTTTGAGAGCGACACGAAACGGTCACTTGCGTCGGCCAACAAGTTTGGCGCTGCGCTCAAGACAGCGTTTGTTGCTGCTGCTGCGGCGGCTGCCGGTGCTCTGACCGGTCTTGCTGTCAGTTTGCGCAGCACGCTCGGAGCGGTTGATGAGATCGCCAAACGCGCGCAGATTTCCAACACCTCTTTCGAAAGCTTTCAGCGGCTTGAATATGCGGCGCGTTCTGTTGGTATCGAGGGCGATAAGCTTGCTGATATCTTCAAAGATGTGAACGACCGCATCGGCGACTTCAATCAGACCGGTGGTGGTCCGATGAAGGATTTTTTTGAAAATATCGCGCCAAAGATCGGTCTCACTGCCGAAGCATTCAAGAACCTCTCGGGCCCGCAGGCGCTGCAGCTTTATTACGACAGCTTGAAAAAGGCTGGCGCAAATCAGCAGCAGATGACGTTTTATCTAGAGGCGATGGCCTCGGATGCGACTGCGCTCATTCCTCTGCTTGAGAAGGGCGGCGAAGGATTCCGAAAGCTTGGCGAGAATGCGTCGGTCATTTCGGAAGAGGCGGGCAACAAGCTTCGTGGCTTCAACCAGTCAATGCGCGATCTCGGGCAGGCGATCAGTGATGTGGCGTTGGCAGGCGTCGCTGCACTTGCTCCTGCGCTGGCGGTTCTCGGTGCGGGCATCGACGCGTTTGCGGCGGCGCTTCGCTCGCTCATCCAGTATCTGCCGACTATTGCCGAATATGCTGCGGTTGCTGGCGGCGCGCTGCTGGTCATGTTTTCTCCGGCGATCCTGTCGGCCGTGGGCGCACTTGTTGTTGCGATTGGATCCGGGCTTGTTGGTGCAGTAACGATGCTGACGGCTGCCATTCTGGCCAACCCGCTTGGTGCGCTCGTCGTCGGTATCACTGCCGCTGTCGTGGCGATTTATCACTTCCGTGATGAAATCCAGAAGGTGATCGGCGTTGATGTTGTTCAGATTGCCAAAGATGGCGGCAATCTCGTCATAGGATCCTTTGTTGCGGCCTTCGAAGATATCAAGTTCGTCTGGCAGAACTTTCCGAACATCATTGGCGCTGCGGTGATTGGTGCGGCCAATTTGGTTATCAATGTTGTAAACCAGATGGTGACCAACGCGAAAGCGACGGTGAATGATCTCATTTCAGCCGTCAACAATATTCCGGGCGTCAGCATCGGAGGTTTGGATGCAGATGCAAAGACGGTTGGTGAAATCACCAATCCGTTTTCCGATGCATTGTCTGGCGCGGTTGATCAGCGCAATGCTGCCGTCAGCGCTGCGCTGAACCATGATTATATTGGCCAGCTCGGCAAGGCATTCGAGGGTGCAACGCCAGCCGCGGTTAATTTTGGCAATGCAATCGGCGGCGTCAATAAAGAGCTTGCAGCAGGTTCTGGTGATGGTGGTGGCAAAAAGGGCGGCAAGACAGAAGCCGAGAAGTATTCTGATATCATCGATAAAGCCAATCGGCGCATATCGACGCTAAAAGCTGAACAGCAGGCAATTGGGCTTACCGAGCAGGCAGCTGCTGCCCTTCGTTACGAGACCGATCTTCTCAACCAGGCGCAGCAACGCGGCATCGCGCTTTCCGCCGCCCAAAAGACAGAGATATCCGGTCTCGCTCAAGCGATGGCGTCGATCGAGGTCGCAACCGAGAAAATGCGCTCGGCATTCGATTTTGCAAAGGATGCCACGAACGGCTTCCTTTCGGATTTTCGCCAAGGCCTTGCCAGTGGCGAAAGTGTCTGGAAGTCGTTCGGAAATGCCGCTCTCAACGTCTTGAACAAGATCATCGACAAGGTGCAGACGCAGCTGGTCGATGCGCTGTTCTCAGCTAACAGCATCCTTGGTGGCGGCGCATCTGGCGGTGGCTTTCTCAGCAGCATCTTCGGCGGCATCGGAAAGCTGTTCGGTTTTGCGCGCGGCGGAACGATCATGCCTGGCGGTGCTGGCGGCATTGATAGCCAGCTGGTGATGTTCCGGAAATCGCCCAACGAACGGGTCGATATCACCAAGCCGGGACAAACACTATCTGCGGGGGCAGGCGGCGCGGCGCGCATCATGGTCGGTGTTGATCCTAAGAACGGCAGCATCAAGCCTTACGTGGATACAAGCATCAATCAGGCTGCGCCGGGCATTCAGGCCTCGGCCGTTGGTCAGGCCAACAGAATGGCTCCGGCCGCTCTCGCGCAGTACAACGCTACCGAGGCGGGAGGCGATTATCGTAATGGCTGATATTCTTGTTTGGCCGAAAGATCTCCTTACCCCACTGACGTGTGATCCGCGCGTGGTGCCGTTTAGCAGGTCTGGTGGACGTTCACTTGGTGGATTCGATCCTGCTGTAAGGACCGATTGTGGCTTCTGGTCGATCGAGCTTTCTGATGTTCCGGTGGCCTCGGTTGCGCAACGTCGCACTTGGCTGGCTATTCGTGCAGCTCTGTCTGGAAAAGCAGGCCTAATTGCTGTTCCAGCTTGGTCGCAAGATGTCGCACCGTATGTCTCCGGCTCATTTGAGAAGACTTCGCTGCTTCCTCACAGTGACGGTACTGGTTTCTCAGACGGTACAATGTATCGGCAAGGAGCGATTGCTGTTCAAACCGTGGGTAACACGCCCATCGGCGCAACTGTGATCAAGATGAGGATTATAAATGCTGAAGCCAACTTGGTAGGCGTTCGTTTTTCATATCAACACGCGCTTTATGAGACGGGCCCGGCAATTGAGGTTGACGGCGATGTCTGGACGGTCCCTGTTTCCACAACGGTGCGGGCGGCGATTCCTGATGGTGCAGATCTTGAATTCGATGATCCGACATGCCTCTGCCACCTTGCTTCAGATGACCAAATGAGCGCCTTGGTCGATCCGGTTCCTTTTGAACGTCGGTCAGTTTCATTTGTTGAGGCGAATGATTACTGGAACCAGCTAGCTCTTGGGGATGTGTGATGAATGTGTCCTCACTGCGTGTACTGGCGAGGGTGTTCCTGCCGTCGACAACTCTACGCTTTTGGGATGGATCGAGCGGGCCGCTCGTTGATGCCGATGGCGACACCTATCGCGCATGCACACTCACAGAGGATGCATTGGCTCAGATTGAGGCTGCTATCAACGCAGAAGCTTTCACACTGACGCTCATACTCTCTGGGGTGGATGAGGCGACCAGTAATTCTGTCTGGGCCGACTATCAGGCTGGGACAATAGCGGGCTCCCCATTCCAGATCCTATTGCAGAAATGCGATGCGCGACAGCAGCCTGTCGGCGTACCTTTGGTGCGTTTTACCGGTTCGATCTCAAACTTAAGCTTTGTGGATCAAGCATCAGGCGACGCGATTAGCTCCACAATTCAGGTCGATATTGCCAATCTCTTCACCCTGCGCGCAGTCTCCAGTGGCGCGGTGCTATCGGATGTTGATCAGAGGGCAAGGGCAAAGGCTGTCAATCCCGATATGCCTGACGACAAGTTCTGTGAGCGAATGCCTGGCTTGAAGGACCGAACGATCCGGTGGCCGAGTTGGTGAAAGATCTCGCTTCGTTCCTTCAACGTGATGTGCTGCAGTCCTGGCAGCCTGGTACGGTCGATTGCTGTATGTTCCTTGCGTCTTGGGCGATTTGGTTGGGTCATCGCGACCCTGCGGCCCATTTGCGAGGCGCTTACGACAGCGAAGATGGTTTCCGCAAGATCATTGCGGAGGCTGGTGGCGTTGTGCCGTTGGTGGCGCACTGCGTTCACTCGATCCAAGGGCGCGCCGTTCAATCACCGGACGCCGGGATGATCGGCGTCATTGGAAGCGCGACCAACCTTCAAAAGCAATGGGGCGCAATTTTTGACGGCAGGCAGTGGATTGTCCGCACAATGGCGGGCCACACTACCTTCTCTGCCACACCTCTGGCTATCTGGGATATCTGAATATGCCTGACATCATCAGCCTGGGCGCACTTATAGTGTCCTCGCTCGGCACTACCGTGGCTGCGGCGAACGCACTTTATCTGGGCACATTGGCGCTTGGGTATAGCGGACTTCTCGCGGGCGCCACTCTTTTATCTAAAGCCCTAACGACAAAACCATCTGTACCGAAGCCGGAAGATGGGACGTACAACCTCAAGCAGTCCGTTCCATCTTTGCCAATCGTTCTGGGTAGGGTGAAAAAAGCTGGCGATTATGTCCTTCTCGAACAGAAGGGCGGTACTGCCTATCATGTCATCGTTTCTGCGGGGCATCAGATAAACGGCTACGTGCAGCACTACCTCCACGACGAGGCTGTATCGATTGATGGTAGCGGGACTGTCATGTCGCCCGATCATTTTCGTAAGGGCGGGCGTCCGTATGTGAACATTCAGACGCGCTTGGGTCTGGATCTTGAAGCGACTTACGGGGACGTACTTGATGCATTCCCGACGATATGGAGCCTGGATCATCGGGGCGACGGTCTGGCCTCAGTTCTTATGCGGTGCCAGACGGCCTCGAGTGAATCCTATATGGAAGTTTACCCAAACCAAATGCCGGAACATTCCGCCATTATTGAGGGGATGCTGCTGTTCGACCCAAGGACCGGATCTAAAGGGTTTTCCACCAATCTTGCCCTGATGCGTCTCTGGCATTTGACCAACCCATATGGCGGTAAACGATCCCTCAACGATTTACATCTCCCTGATTGGGTGATTGCGGCTGATGTATGTGATGAGGCGATTGTTGATAGATCTGGGGCGGTTGGCAAACGGTATCACGGCGGTTTGTGGTTTCGTGCGAACAGCGACCCAGTCGAAGTTGGCAGGATCATCGATCAGGCTGCGGAGCTTGTGGTTTACGAGCGCTCAGACGGAAAGATTGGCGTTCATTCTGGCAAATACGTCGCACCGACTGTCGTCTTTACCCGAAATAATATCCTGTCCTTCGCGTTAAATGGCAATGTAGATCAGTCAAATACTGTGCTGGCCGTGAGAGGGCGTTTCACTGATCCTGACGATTTATACAATACCAACGACGCGGCAATCTATGGAGATCCGTACGTAGGTGAAGACACTGAAAGAACGTTAACCGTCGAGAACGTGGCAGTGCAGTGGCACAACCACATCCAGCGAATGCAAAAGCTTGCTTACATCAGGCGGAATGGCAAGAGGGTATCGATCACAGCGCACTACGATCTCGATAACGATCCATCGTATCACCGCTTCGTTCGGGTACGGTATGCCCCTAAACTTTCCGATGCAATTGTGGAAATTACATCAAAGGTCACGGTTTCGCTTAAAGACATGACCGTCTCGTTTAGCGGCATCGTTGTGTCTGCTGATCTCTACGCGTTCGATAGCGCTGTAGAGGAGGGACAGCCAGGATCATCTGTTGTCATTATTCCACCCGGTGGTGCGCCTACGCCGATAAATTTTGGCGTCGTTATCCAGACAGAAACCATCACTGGTGGGTCGACCGCTGCTTATGCTCTTGCGACATGGGACTATGTATCTGAGTCTTTGACCTACGAGTTTGAGTGGGAGAAGGTGACTGGATCAACAGGCCCGCAATCCATCATGTCGAAAGAGGGTGAGGATAAGGTCCGATCGGGTTATCTCGCGGATGGTGTCCAATACCGTTTTAGGATTCGGGCGTGGGGCGGCGGCGTGTCGTCTAATTGGACGGACTACCAGATCAGGACGGCTACGGCAGATACGACGCCTCCTGGGGTTGCGCTTGGCTTCGGAGCGACGGGCGGTTCTGGGCAGGCAAACTTTACCTGGGTAGCTCCTAATAGCGCCAACTACGCCGGGGTTCGTCTCTATATCAACACTACCAACAGCTTTGCGGGCTCGACGCTCGTTGCGACCGAATATGGACCCGCAAACATAGCAGACGGGCGCGTGGTCACGGGGGTCTCGGCGGGCACGAAATACGGATTTGTCGAGTCCTTCAATACATCTGGCGTCCCTGCCACTGCGCAGCCAACCGGCGCTTTTACCGTTACCTGAACATCGGAGCATTAGATGCCTTCAAGTGCTAGTCAAGTCTGGCGCGACTTTGTCGTGGCCGGGGTTCCTTCATCCGGCGACTATAACCCTGCCAAAGCCGAAATTCGCTCTTGGGGTGCGCGGCTTGAATCTTTCATCCCGGCGCTTGGCTCGAACGCGTCTATCTACCTAACACGTGCCGAACTCTTTGCTGACCTATCCAAGTCCGCAAAGACTCTTGCTTGGGTGGTTGAAGACGACAATGCTGCCTACAACGGCATCTACCAGAAGACTGGTTCAGCAGGCGCAGGCTCATGGTCGCGAGTTGCCGACCTGCCGTATTCTTTCGTTCAGGCTTCTGATACTGGCCTTGGCACGCCGAATGCCATCCAGGCGGAGACGCCGACGCCTGTCAGCGAGAGCTCCATCATCGTTTTGAGCGTTGGCTCTACGAATACGTCATCGCCAGTCACGGTGTCATTCAACGGGTCTGCGCCTATCCAAATCAAGGATTACACTGGCTCGGACATTCTGAAAAACGAATTGCGGGCTGGATCGATCGTATTCGGGATCATCAATAGCGGTGTGTTTCGACTACTCTTTGATCAGGCGTATGGGTATCTCGCCGCCAATAACTCTGGTTCTGGCTCGGCTAATGCCATTCAGGCATCTGTTGATGCTCCCGTTGATTATGCGAACCCCAACAGCCTGATATCGTTCAATGTCACTGCCGCCAACACAGCATCGCCTGTGACTGTTTCATTCAATAGTGGTGCTGCTCTAACCATAAGAACTGCCAGCGGAGCCAACGTTGCGATCGGCGGTCTGCAGACCGGCATGCGTCCGCTAGGTTATATCGATGGCGCGAACTTCCGCATTCTGAGTGATCAGGCATCATCGGCTATCGTTGCTCAGGCTGAAGCAGCGGCTATCGAGGCGCAAGGCTACCGTGATGAGGCTGCTGATTATGCGGCGTTAGCTCGAAACGATGTCGTTGTAAGCTCATTCACGGGAGATGGCACGACTGTCGACTTCACTCTGGCGGTTGATCCAGGTTCGAAGAACAACATCACCGTCAACATATCCGGCACCACCCAGCTCAAAAGCAGCTACAGTCTCGTTGATGTCGGCGGGAACCCAACATTGAGGTTCACCGAAGCTCCGCCGAATGGCGTGCCCTTTGATGTCTCTGCCGGTTTCTCAATCGCTGTAGGCGCGATTGGCGCTGGCGCAGTAGGCACATCCCAGCTGGCCAACGACGCTGTTACGTTTGCCAAATTGCAGAACATTGCAACGTCTCGTGTCATCGGGAGGCTCAGTGCAGGATCTGGCGACCCAGAGGAACTGACACCTGCACAGCTGCAGACTATTTTTCTTCCGTCTGGATCAGTGCTTGACCGAGGCTTTTCAAGCTACGCAGCAAGCACCGCCCTCTCAGTTGCTCTGCCTGTTGATGACACCATCCCCCAGATCACCGAGGGAACGGAAGTTCTTAAGGTCACGCTGACTCCTAAGTCGACCACAAGCAGGTTCAGAGCAAGGGCGGTACTTCATGGCACAGTCGGGGTGCAGGAGAACTGGGCGGCGGCTCTGTTCAACACCTTCACCGGATCGGGGACGGGGGCGCTTCAGGTTGGCAGAACTATCGCATCATCTGCGAACTTTGTTGCCACAGTCGTACTTGAATGGGAATGGGTGCCAGGCGTCACCACCGCCGTTGATGTTACCATTCGTGTGGGAACGAACTCTGGCCAGAGCGTCTATCTGAATGGATCGTCAGCTGGTCGGCTGTTCGGCGGCGCGGCAAAAGCCACTCTTGTTGTTGAAGAGTTGAAGGGCTGATTATGTCACTTACTAAAAACAAAACCCAACTTCTGCCATCCCCGACAGAATTGCGCGATTATATTGGAGCTGGGGCAGGCTTTTCGCCCGGTACGTTTGCTGGCTTGACCTTGGCGAATGACCCAAGAGATATTCAGTACGATATCGTCATTTCACCGGGCGCGTGCCGTGACATCGCCAATGTGCAGGATATCTCTCTGGATACTGCAATCTCGAAACGCTTTGATGCTGCTTGGGCGGCAGGTACAGGGCAGGGATGTCTTGATACGGGATCGGTGCAGCCGAACTCGACATATCACCTGCATGCCATAAAGAACGTATCTACAGCCGCCGTCGATATTCTTGGGTCTGGCAGTCCATCAAATCCTGTCATGCCCAGCGGATGGACCTCTCGTAGACGCATCGGTGCAGTCATGACCGATGGTGACGGATACGTCCGTCAATTCCTTCAGTATGGCGGGTGGTTCTATCACCTTGACGCCGTGTCTGACGTGGTGGGGTTGGCGATCGGTCAGGCCAAGTCGGTTCAGCTGACCGTTCCGCAGGGCATTAAAGTGATTGCTGATATGGCGATGCAGCCATTAGGGGCGTCTGCGACAGCTATTCTCTCTGTGTGCGACCAAGATTTAGGGGATGCGAAAACGAATGACGCCGTCGCGGTGTTCGCTGCCGCCTCGATGATCTTCCCGATCAAGTGCTTCACGGACGCATCACGGCGCATCAACGTGGCTTCCAGCTTGGCCGGTACACTTAATGTTTACACTCGCGGGTGGTTTGATGGCAGGGATATCAACTGATGAGCAAGACGTTCTCTTTCGGCCTTCTCGGCACAAGCCTGTCCTGCGGTGCAACGCGCGACAACTCCTATGCACGTGACGTGATCACGCTTCTGTCGATCGGTAAAACCAGCATTGTCGATTGCTACAACATGAGTGTTGACGGCGGCAGCAGCCTGACTGGCGGTCTGCCCAACTACGCGCAGGTTGCGCGCCTTCGCCCTGATGCGATCATTCTCGAATACTCAGTCAATGATTGCGTGGGGACACTCGCCAACTCACAGTCGCAACACACGTCGATCATTGCAGGCATCCGGTCAATCAGCCCTGATACTCAGATATTCCTGATGACGATGAACACTCTGATCGGCTCAAGTGCGCCGGTTGTGGCCAGGTCCAACCTCGCTGCGTTCTATCAGCTCTACAGGGATATGGCGCCAGTGCAGAATGTTGGGCTTATCGACAATACGCCAAACTGGGTAGGCGCTACTTCGACGGATTTGCCTGACGGTCTACATCCAACGGTGCTGGCTCACAGGCAGAGAACGGTCCCAGGTGTGGTGGCTGCTCTAGCGCCATTGGTCACTTGATCGCTTGAGAATATATTTCGCTCTCGATCTCTTGGTCTGTCAGGGCGCGGTAGATTACCTTGTCGCCATCCCTGCGGCGCATGACGAACCCATCCCGCACCTGACCGTCATCACAGGTCACAGGCTTGCCGGTGACGAAGTGAAGCCCCCATGTTCTGGGGATGAAGAATAAGCGAAGTTTGTGAAAGAAGCTCATAGCTGCAATTAGGCATGATTTCGGATTGATTTCAACTTGCGCGTTTTGTTTACTTGCAGGCCTTATTTGCTTTGCGTGGCCTCACCAGGCTTCTTCCTTATCAGGGTCTCCACCAGTAATTTGGATGCCCTGTTAACTAGATATGCCAATGCCGCAATTGTCAGGACAGTTATAATCTTCGCAGGCAAAACAGGGACGGTTTTGCTTAGTGTCTCTATGAAAATGAAGCCGACATCTTGGTGGAGAAGGTAGAGTGGATAGGTTATGAGCCCTAAGGTCACAGTGATGTCGCCACTTCTCCTATTCTGCAGCAAATATATGAGGAATGGAAACGCAATGAAACAAGCTGCGTATGCTGGGTTGATGCCGTTGCTGAATGGCATCGAGTCAGCATCGGTTCCCATCATTGAATTAAAGAGGAATGAGGCAGTCGCGAGCGCCGCTACAGCGTAACCCAACGATCTTCCGTCGCGTAAGTCTCTTATGCCCATACCGAATGCAAAGAAGCTGAGGTATTGCACAAAATCATAAGGTCTTGATGCGAGTGGAATACCCGTACCGAAACCGGCGGCGACGGCTAGTATGCCCATGACAATTCCCGGCCATGGAACACGCATGGCGTACGCCAGAAACCAAAGCAAAATGTAATAACGCAATTCAACGATCAGTGACCAGTAAGCGCCATCGACCATTACGTACTCAACGGGCTTCTCTCCCTTCAGCTGCATAGCTGCATCGCAGATTATATTTCCGACAGGGAGGCAGGCTACATTGAGAACGTAATCTCGAAACGATTGGATGCGATCGGGACGTATGTCCGGCCAAGCACCCTCGATGAGGGCGGAAATTGTCACACAAATAAAGAATTCCGGAAAAAGCCTTTTCGCGCGCGAGAGCAGGAAGCCGTGCCCTGTTCGCCCTTCTGTTGAATACGCCATGCAAAATCCGCTGACCATAAAGAAGAGCACGACACCGGTTGTGCCTCCCACGTCCGCTGCGGGGAAGAACGTGTAGTGAGAGAAGATGACAATGGATATCGAGATAATCCGCAGAATATCAATCGAAAGTAATCGCTCTCCCTGCTTCATCCAACTTCGCCTCGAATTTGTGTAGCAAGAGCACTCGTTAGCAACGCACAATCTAACTTGCAAATTTTAACGGTGCCGTGAGCCCGTCGTGCGTGTGTAGAGGCTCAATAAAAATGTGGGCCAAAATATCTCGTCGCCTGCATCCTGTAGGCGAAGGGGTGTTTCTCATCACTTACTGAAAGGATCCACCATGGACAGAACCGTTCCCAAGGGCGCGGCGCTGCTGCTTGTCTTTATCTACGAGACTGAGACGAAAAAGAAAGCGCCGGATTGCTATAACGTGATTTTTGGCCACCGCCAGACGGCATTACCGAAGCCGCTCACCTCAATGACGCTGGGTGAAGTACAGACTGCGCAGCGCACGTGGAAAACCAAGGCGTGGGCGGCGAAGTTCAACTCAACTGTCGCATCCTCGGCTGCTGGTGCGGCGCAGTTCATGGAAAAGACGCTGGCGGATCTTATCGTCGAACTGCGACTGCGCCTGGCGCAAATCTTTGACGGCGATCTTCAGGACAGGCTTGGTTATCATCTGCTGAAGCGTCGCGGCTATGAAGAGTTTATGGCTGGCCGGTTGAGCCGGACGGCGTTTGGCAAGCAGCTGGCGCAGGAGTGGGCGAGCTTCCCGGTGCTGGAGGCCACCAAAGGCGCGCACCGCAGCCTGACGCGTGGGCAGAGTTATTACGCCGGTGACAATGTGAACAAGGCACTGGTTGCGCCGCAGCTCGTCGAGGCCGTGCTCGATCGCGTGCGCCAGTTGGGCAACGATGTTGCGCCAGAAGAGACGGTTGCGCCGATCATCGTTGAGACGCCTGTCGTTGCAGATCCCGGCGAACTGGAGAAGTCGCCCGCCAAGAGTAAGACCGTATGGACGTGGGCGCTGACGGCCATCGGTACCGGCGTCACTGCGGCAGGCAGTTTTCTCGGCGGTCTCGACTGGCGTGTGCAGCTGTTCATTTCCGCCGCGATCGTTGGCTTTGCCGTCTACGGCATCAAACGCCGGTTTGACCTCGCCAAGGCCGTGCGTGATCTCAATGCGGAGTTCGGAACATGATCGGCACCCTAAGGGACGTAGTTGTTGCAGCTGGCGGCATCGCTATCGGCGTTATCGTCGCTTCGCCTGCAGCCTACCTGTTCGGCAAGAGTGTGGAGCGCTCCGCTCTCGTTGTCGAGGCGACCACTGAAGCCATTTCCAAGATCCAGACCATGGAGGAAAACAATGCGGCCTTTCGCGATCTTACGCCTCGCCACCGTTGCCTTGTGCTTATGCGCGACAGCAAGCTGCCAGACAGCGCCTGCGATTGACGGGGCAGGGTATCAGCACGTGGCATTTTCCAACGCCCAGGCCGCGCGCCTGGCTGCGGAAGATGCGACGGCCGGTCCTGCTATCAACTCCAACAATCGCCAATGCGCCAAAGATGCGGCGTGCAGGAAATGATGGCGATGGAGGCGACACCACACTCAGGCGTCGGGATCTGGATCCGTGTACGCCATCGCTTCGGGCCTCGCATGACGGAATGGTTCATGGGTTTCCACACTGCCGTGTGGGGTGCTGTTCTGCTGTACTCGGACCGGCTGTTTGATCAGCCGGCGTGGGCTGGTTTCCGTGCGATCTTCGGAAACGAAATCCTGCTTGGCTGGGCCATGCTGTTGCTTGGCATTCTCCGGACAATTGGCCTCATCATCAATGGAGCTCGAAAGGACGTGACGCCGGTCATTCGGCAGGTGTCCGCTGGCATAGGCTGTCTCATCTGGGTCGGCATTTCGTGTTGCTATGCATCCTCTGGTGTCGTGAGCACCTGGTTCGCCATCTATCCGCTGTTTGTGGTTGGCGAGCTGGTCAATATTCATCGCGCGGCGCACGACCAGGGGGAAACGAGATATGGAAAAACTGGCTGACCTGCCGCCTACCGCACTCATTGCTCTCGGGGTTACGCTTGCCTTTATCTTTGTTGTTCGGCACTTCGGTCTAACCTCCGGAGAAAAGACCGGGCCGGAAAACAAAGCGCCGATCGCGGCTGTCATCGTCGACCCAACGGCGCTGAACAAGGCGACCGCCGCGGTGGAAGAGCATACCGCCGTGATGAAGCGGCAGATTGATGTCATCGAGGACGCTGGCAAACATATCGGCCATCTGACGACCGAAATGAACCGGATCCGCGAAGAGTTGCGGATCTGGCGCGAGATCGAGCGCAGCGCGCGCTGAAACAATTTCACATCACAGAGGATACCGCGATGGCTGATACCGCCACGAGAAAACGACGCACGGCCAGTTACATCGGCGCGGGCGTAAGTGACCCTGTCGGCTGGACGAGGGTTGCGCCGGTCGCACCCGCTCCAAATGGCAAGGCCTACATCACCGATGGCGGTACGCCGCTGCGCTACAGGCTGAACGATGCAGGCGGTTACGCCCTGCGCGACGTGTGAGGAGAACGACATGGTTTCTACAGCAACCAGAAAACGGCGCGTCGCCAGCTATATCGGCGCAGGCATCATTCCAGGTGAGGGCGGTGGGGTCACGCCACTCGGCCCGACAAACGCGATATTCACGGCGGGAGCTAATTCCGGCTCGTTGATCGCGCTTATTACTGGCCTGCAGGATGGTGAGACCATAACTGGTGTCATGCCAAATGACGGACGTTTGGCAATTGCTGGCAGCGGCACGCAGTTGGTGGTTGGTCTGTCTGCGTCCAGTGCTGGAAACATTGCCGCCGTTCTGACCAGCAGCACAGGCCGGACGCTGAATATGGCGATTACGGTCGAGGCGTCAGTGCTTGTGGCGATGAATGCTGTCCGCATCTTCGGACCAGGACACAATGGTGCGGTACCTACGACATCGGCATCTGGCGGAACGGTCAACTGGACAACCACGCTTGTGAATGAAAGCGGCGCTCCGATCGAGACTGCCGATGTCATTTTCAGCGGTCGTTATCTATCGCAGACCGGCGTGGGAAATGTTGGCAATGATGTGCCAACCACGGTCAATCTGACATACAACAGCGTGACCACTCCGTTGCCGACGGTGACAGTGCTGAACGAGGTGGAAACAGTTTCAGCCGAGGTCGCGATGCCGACGCCCATTCCTGCGGGTGCAAGCTTTACTGTCTCGGGCACCATGACGCTTACGGCTGGCCAGAAGTATCAAGCGAACGCCGGAGTTTGCATGGTTCGTTCCAAGCGGGCTCGATCCTCAATGAAGGCCATCAATGGCCTCGGGCTTGGTGATAGCATCGTGACGAACAACAGTGGCTTGTGGCACTCGGCCGCGGCTGGTCGTTTTCCAATGATCCAAATCAGCATCATTGGCAGTCGCGCATCAAGTTATGCCACCGCAGAAAATCACGCCTTCCAAAAGAACCTGGCTGTCCTTGCGGGTGTGAACCATGTGTTTTGTAATTTCTGGGTCAACGACGCGACAGCATCGAGGACAAATGCGCAGGTAATGGCCGACCTCGATGCGATTGCAAGTGATATGCCAGCTGGAACGAAATGGGTGCAGGCCACATCGACGCCGTACAGCAACGCCGTCACCGTAGCGGCCACATCCGCCGCTATTTCTGGTGGGCTGCTCACTGTCACCGTCCCTGATGCGTCAATGTTTGATCTCGCTGTTCGCTACACTTTCACTGGCTTCACACCGGCGCTTGGCGTGAGGCCGCCACTGTCAATCGACACAGGAGCCAACACGGTTACTTTTGCCGCTGGCGATCTGGCTGACGGCGCAGTTTCTGTCTTGGGCACGATCGGCATTGGTAGTGGGGCTCAAAGCCGCAAGTTCCAAACGCCTAGAACAGCGGCTGGCAGCAACACCCAGCGCAATGCCTGGAACAATGATGTCGTTCGTGCCGGACACTTCAGCGGTGGTTTCTTGGAACTTGCAAACGCATGTGAGGTAACGCCCGACGCTGGTATATGGGCAACAGGCGGTGAAAAGCCAAAGCTCCTGTCGTATGTCGATGTGACGATTACGGGCCTGACATCAACAACACGTTTTAACTGCACTACTTCTGGGCAGCCAGCAAACTCGGGAGCCGGTGGAGTCGCGTTGTGGTTGACGGGGCCAAATGCGCGCCGGTTCCAAAACTTGAGCAGCAACAACAGTCCTACTGACTATTCGCTTAGCGCCGCTCCGCCATCTCCATTTGCGATCGGTGATACTCTTAGGATATTCCCCGCCAGCCAATCAGCGTCAGATGACCGTCAGCATCCGCGTGTAGCCTCTGGAGGTTATGGTGGGCAGCAATTGATTGTCGATGCTGCAATGGCTGACTTCGACGCAAGACTGGCTGCCTAGCATGGATTACCACTGATACAGATCGAAAGCGCTTTCTTCATCGTCGCGCTTTCGATCTTCATCAGTCATTTTATTGCGTTGTTTAATTTGGTGCACATTAAGTGCAATGAAGAATACGATACCTGCAACAGCTGCCATCACAGCTATGGTTATTTCTAGACTGCTCGCCCCAGACTGTGAATTGATCAATTTGTGTTTACCCCTTGCCCTAATGGTGGGTGTATCAAATTAAAATTCAACCGGAAAGTAATCTTTTTTGATTACGCAACCTATCTTTACTTGAGGTTACTTACACTGCGCATCATCAAGTAGGCCAGTACAGCCAAGCCAGCGTCCCGAGACATGCGGCCCATGCCGCTGTTAAAAGAAACGCTCCCAATAAGAAAAATTTCGCATTCATGACGCAGCCTCCCAGCAGCGTTAGGAAGCTCTATTTTAGGATGTGGTCAAGTTGTGCTTGCTATTAGGGTTACGAGGCAAGGTTAATTCGCCATCACCCCATCATCAAGCGTTGCGTCCACCGTTGCAAAAGCGTTGCATAAAGAAAGCCCTCACTCACGCTTGATCATGCACGATGTGAGGGCTGTATCCTCTCAGGAAGGATGGCTTCCTATAACCTTGATATTCGGTTGAGAAAATGGGAATTATCCCACCGATTCATCTTTGATACTTTAATTTGCAGCGGCTGGTATCGCTGGCGCCTCCGAACACTCAATGCGCCCGGCCGATCTGCCTAGAGTATTTAGGCTTCGCCTCGGGTCTTTCTCCCGAGAACATCCACCGTAAAGTATTTGGGGCGTCCCGTGTCCATCCCGCCAGCGATGGCTCGTGTATACCTTGATAACGTTACAGGGGCAACAATCGAGACCCACCACCTCATCATCAAATGATGGGGTCAACAAGAAAGCCGCGCGGAGAGATTCGGGCGGCTTTTGCCTCTAAGGGGTGAACGAATAATTAAGTTGCGCCGCCATATGAATAGCATCCCTAAGTAGAGAGGGATATTCTATGACTTTAGCACCACTAGGCCAGCTCTCATGCGATAATCTCCGGGCAGAGTTGGTGAAACATCAAGACGCTCTGGATCAAGGCAAACAAATGCTAGGCCCTCAGTATGGCCCAAACGCCCGCAAAGCGCTTAGGTCGATCGAGGATGCGATTGATGCCATTAAATCAGAAATCGCAAAGCGCTGCTGAATAGGCAGCCCACCACGCCACCATTAAATGGATGGGATAACTACATTGGATGGAGATAGCGAGCCACCGCCTGCGCAGCCTCGCCGAGAGTGACGTTCATACGCTTAGATATTTCGAGCGCATTGCCCTCAAGAATTTCCCGAAGCGCCCTCTGTTTATTTGCGGAGTTAAGTTTCGAGGTGAAGTCGAAGTTGCCGATCTCGAATTCATTTCTTTTGCCGTTTGCTTCGGCGGCTATGATAAGACTTGACGACGAGAATGTGGTCTTGATGATTTTCATTTTAGTCCCTTCGTTGAACAGCCTACGTTATATCATAACGCATGGGATTCGGCTATTGGAAGGCAACGGGTCCCATTCTCGTTGCTAGCGCCGTACAAACTCGTATGGTAGCTGCCGCCACGGCATGGGGCACTTGTCACTTACTCTTGTGCATGTGCCAGTATGGGTAATGCTCGGCGCACCACCATTTCACGGGCTCTGCATTGGTACGGGCGTAGCCCAGGCCGCCCCATTTCTTGCAGCCGCCTATGCAGCAATAATGCTGGTCGATTACGCCATCACCGGCCTTGGTCTTTTCATCACTCACAATACATTCCCCTTCGATTGCTTGAGCTTCTCAGCGTTATCTAGACAAGGAAACCGCAGTCCGCACCGGTCGCCTTCGAGGTGAAAGAAGCGGTCACATCCCATCGCCAATCGTCGTCTCAAGCGTGTGAAGCTGACGTTGACACCAAGCTTTCTCACAATTGCTTTTCGTTCAAGCACATCGCGGTGCTGACACCGGACGCATACGACTTCTATGGTTGGGAGGTCGATGTCTTCAAGCGTGGGACCATCATCGTCGATTGCTTTCAGGCGTCGCCGTGGCATCTTATCTCCGAGGTCTTGGTCTTTTCGCCAGTCATGCTGTTTTCCTGAAGTCAGTCACTGGCGGCCATCCTGCCGCCTCCCTCTCACGGTCGTAGTGTTCTTCCACCAAGCGTGCCGCCTCGCGCGCGTCGTCCGCATATCCTCCTTGTGGAAGAAGTTTTACGTTGATGCGTTTTGAGTGACCGGCGTCCCATTTATAGGTGTTGCGCATTGGTCCTGTTTCCTGTGCGGATATCCGCCCGACGATCTCGCCCTCAACGATACAGACGAAATCATCGAGCAGTTTGCCGTTTAGGCCACACTCTCCCGGCCAGGTTCTCACCCACATATGCCTGGGTTGATATTTTGGATTGTCCATCTAGCGAAATCACTCCTGATTGTTCTCTAAATGTTCTCATTGTAGGGCGGAGTCAATATTTTGCTTCTGCCGCTGGACACTTTTTTAAAAAGCGTAACAAAACGACATGAAAAGCTGGTGTCCAGAAACTTGATAAGCAGTTGTAAAAGCTGAGTTGATGTGGACCGGCAAGGGGCATTAACCTTGGCGCTCTTTTGCCAGAAGTAGTGTATCGAATGCTGCACGTTTGGCGTCGTCGAGAGACTCAAACAGATCTCTTGTGAAGTAAGACCGATTGATCGGTGCGTTATTGACGACACCCTTCCAGAGTCCATTGGGCGCTTTGAACATCGTTATTCTGAAACTGCCATCTTTAAGTTGCGGATTGCCGTTTCTGTTGATGTACCAGGCTGCGCGATCGGCGAAGGTTTTGCGCTTCCTGGAGTTGCTTCTGAGGGTTTTGTCGCGATTGGCTGCGCCCGTCAGGTCTTCGGACATATGGCCTGCGCAGACTAAACCGCAGGCCAATAAATCGGGGTAATTTGGATGTCTCATGTACTGAACGTAGCGGATCTCCATGACCTCACACATCTCACAGATCTGGGAAGGTTCGCCAAGATCCTCAACGTTGACGCATTCCCAGCCTTTATGAGGCACGCCAGCGCGACCCCATTTTCCCCGACCTGCTCCTGGTCCGTCAAAACTCGCCATCGATCTTCCCCCGCAGTGACGCCTGTTTAGGTTGAGAGGATAACGTATTTTCGCGTGGTGTAAATTATGGCTTAGGAGTGCCCTACCAGTAGGCGAACATTCTCGCTGTGATAAAATCGTGACATAGAGGTTCGGGGTTTTGCCGCGTATTTGCTGCACCTATTGCACCACATAATGCACCACAAATTTCTATATCGTTCGCGTTTTGTCGAATAAAAACAATGAGCGCGGTAAAAGTTCAACTCCCGCTACCCGCTCCAATTTTTGCACATTACGAGATTTTTATTTTTTCCAGAAGATCGAGACGCCGCTGCATTTCTGCGCCGTCACCATATGTCGGCCTGCCAAACTCATGCCCCATGAGATCTGCCTGCATGCGATCGGAAGCTCCCGCGTTCTCGATGCGGTCCTGGAACGTGTGCCGGAGCGAATAGGCTGTGTGCCTTTTCGTCGGGCGAAGTCCTGCGTTCATCAAATACTTATTGATGTTGGCTGAAGCGCCGTCTGATTTGTCGTGATAGAGCGGCAGTCCGTTTGGATGGCGCTTCATCGCCTCCAGTGCGACGCCTACGAGCGGAATGCGCCTGACCGAGTAATCTGTCTTGTTTCGACGATCATCGCGCTCAGCGACCTCTACGTGAGGTATTTCATCATCAAGGCGGATATCCTCTGGCCGCAGGTTGCAGACCTCGGTCAACCGCATGCCGGTTTCCGCCATCACCTGGATGATTGCCTGCCCTTCCGGGTTAAGGCCGTCCAAGGCTCCTGGTGCCAAAATCTTGTCTCTCACCCACGCGACAGGGAAGGGCGGGCGCTTTTCCAGCTTCGTTGCATTGGTTTCTTTGATTCGTAGTTTCTCCCACGGTTTGTGGAATTCTGTCTGCAACGCATCGTCGACGACGGATAGCATGCCCGCAAGATCCGTAAAGCTTCTGTTTGCGCTATAGGCCTTCAGCTTTTCGTCCTTGATCTTGCGAACCCACCAATCCCGAAAGCGTATCGTGTCCGCTCTGGTGATGTCCTGCAGGTCCACATCGCCCAGAACATCCTTGACGTAGCGAATTGCTCTCTCGCGGGAAACCTGGTGCTTTCGCATCTGGTTCCGCGACAGTCCGGTTAATCCGGCCTCGTTGTGCTGAGTGTAAAGTGTCCAGATGTCACTGATCTTTGGCCGGGGTTGTCTCGCTGTACCAAGTGACGCGTCGACGATCGTCGGCGATACGTCCATGTTCTGCTGCGCCAGCCGTAGTCTGCGCTCGAGCTCGGCCAGATCGAGCAGGGCAGCTTCTGTCGCTGGTCTGTAGGTGAAGCCAAGGCTCTGCGCCGCTTTCACGGCCGCTTGGTACTCCTCGACCGCGCCCACCGCGTTCTTTCCCTCCAGGAGCGCCTTCCAATAACTCTCTGAGGCTTTGTGCAGCGTTTCCGCTCGCTCAAGTGCCTCTTTGTGGTTCTTTGTCTTGAGGCTTTTCTTGACGTGCACACGGCTGTCGAGGTGCGCGACTTCTGTCGGCACTCGCCTGTAATAGCGATAGATACCGTTCGTGGGGTCTTTCACCACGTACTTGGAAAGGTCTTCGGATTTCATATTTGCTCGCCTGATGTAGGCGAAAATGTACCCAAAATGTATCTGGAAAAGCAAGTCGCGGACTTAGCCATACCGTCGACGCATTTGCGCCGAGGTCGTAACCATTTGATTTTGTTTTTGTTTATTTGCGGTAGCCAATTTTTCTCTTTTAGAAAAATGGCTCCCCGGGCCGGATTCGAACCGGCGACCTGTCGATTAACAGTCGAATGCTCTACCGCTGAGCTACC